GCGTTTCGCTCGACCACGTGCGCCAGTGATTGCACCCACATCCATTGCCCGTTTTTCTGCCGCATCCGGTACTCGTATGAAGAGAGATGAGATAACTCCAGGGGGAGTAACGAGATAAATCCGGGAAGAGGCCGGAACAATCGGGAAGAAACGGGACGGCCTCTGAAAAACACTTGCAACGGGCGAAAATAATAACCGGCCCGAAAAATTGGGAAAAGTCAGCCCAGCTTCCCATCCACCAGATCACGCATCAAACCCAGGATCGACTCGCTGGCCTTCGGGGTCAGCTCCAAGTCGGAGCCCTTCATACGCATCGGCAGGTATGGGCGGGCCGGGATGGTCACCTTGCGGCCTCGGCCAGCCTGGCCACCGAACTGATGAATCGCCGCATACGGCTTGGAAACAGAAAGGCCAGCCTCTTTCCCGCTGCTGAACGGCTGCACGCTGGCTGCCAGGCCACCGGCTGACACCTGGAGCATCTTGCCGGGCCAGTGCCCCTTCTTCTCACGCTGCCGGATGGTGGACAAGGCCAGCTTGGGCCACTTCTGACCGTCGCCCTCTTTTTCAAAGGCTGTTTCAGTGAGTGAAAGCAGCTCGACCGAGATGCCACGCATGAGCGGCTGCGGGTTTTGCAGGTGGCGCTGAATGGCCGCCAGTTCGGCGGTCACTTCGTCTTTGACCTGCAGGCGCAGTTCGCTCACTGATCGCTCCCGTGGTAATCGGCTGCCGGGTTGTAGTCCCAGCCAGCGTCCGGCTGAAACGGCTTGTCCATGCCGGGCAAAACCAGGCGCTTGACCTTCAGCACCGAGCCATCCCGCTGCGGGACATCGACTTGCTGCACATAGCCGTCGCCAGTACCGACCACCAAACCGTCCCGCTGCAAGGCGGCATCGGTAAGCGGCTTGGCGCGGCACCGGCACCGCCAGCCGTTTGGCGGGTAGGCCACCGACCAGGCCACATCGTCATGCCGAAAAACCCGGCCATTCATGGCCCGGTGTGTCGGGCGAGTGCGGCTATCCAGAACAGCCACGTACTGCCAGTAAGGATGAGTGCCAGCCGAGTCCTTCATGCTGCGGTACCGGCCAGCCATGAAGGCGGTCTGCACGTTCTGCTCGTAGATCAGCTTGAGGCGGCGCGGGCTGCCCAGCTCAACAGGGCGGCTGGAGTCCGGGTGATAGGTTGTGATCTCGCCGGTTTCCTTGTCGATCGCTTTGCCCCACCAGCCCTTGGCTTGCAGGGTTGGTTTGAGCTTGTCGATGAATTGCTGGTAGCTCTCGCCCTTGGCCATTGCTTCCAGCAGCGCCTGGCGAATGTCCTCCAGCACGTCATAACCCGCCGAGCGGGCCACGGTGAAGGCCCGACGATGCGCCACCTGCCAAAGATCACGCCACGAATCGCTGACCTGAAGGCCCTTCGAGCGCAGGAACTCGACAGCCTGCTCGGGCGGCATCTTCATGGCTGCAAGGATGGTGGCCTGGTCGACGCTCATTCACCAAGCTCCTGCTGGGCGCTGTCAGCGCCGACCAGTTCGGCCACGAACATGGCGCGTGCGACGGCCTCAATCAGCACCGAGTCAGCCACCATCGGGTTTTCACTGGCCAACAGCTCCAGTGCGGCATCGGCGGTGCTGGCCTTGGCCAGAGCGTCCAGAGCAGGCTTCAGCCAGGCTTCCACTTGAGGCTGTAGGGCGGCATCCAGATCGGCCAAGGCACCGTCGATGGCATCTTGATCGGCAAAAGCGACGACATCTGCGTTTTTGCCCGACTTCAGAGCGGCGCTCAGAGCAGCTCGGGCTGCGGCTTTGCCCTTATCGGTGGGTTCTGGCTTGACCTTGCCCTCGGTGGCCAGCACCGCTTCGTCGTCGCCTGGCTGGGGGATACGTAAGCGCTCATGCGCCCACTGCACCGGGATGCGCATGCCGACACCGACCAGCTTCGGCAGGCTGTCTGCGTAGGTTTTCAGGTCTTCGGCTTCCAGGGTGTCAAAGACCAGGCGCGGGCAGCGGCGAACGTCCGACCAGCCTTTGTTGATCGCTAGCATCGGGTAGATCAGATCGCGGGTGATGGTGCCTGCAAGCTGTTTGCAGTCGCTGTCGCGGATGTCCAGGCGCACTTCGTTGTGGACTTCGGCCAGGCCGGAGCCAAGGCCAGTGGAGCCTGCATCGCTGGTGAGCGTGCTGCCGGTGATGGCCTTGCTTTGAGTGCGTTCACACCACTGGATCATGGACTCGAACGGTTTCTCGGAACCTTTGGCAGCCTCCTGAAACTCGATGGCCATCGAGGCCGGAATGATGCCCGCTGCGTTGTGGCCAATGCCAGCGACGGCACGCCACAGCGTGGCCTTCTCCTCGGGCGTGGCCTGCGAAGGGAACTTGCCGATGCGCAGTGGCAGGCCGTAGATGTCCAGGAATTCGGCCAGGTCACCGACCGAGAAGTGCTTGAACAGGTACGGCCAAACCAGCACGCGAGCCAAGCCCGAGCGGACGGTATAGCCCGACATGGCCTTGTGGACGTGCAGCATCCAGCCGAAGGCTTGCAACTGCTGACCGTCAGGCGTGCTGTCACGCAGGCGCAGATCAGAGCGGGTGTCGCGGTCGAGCTGGAACCAGGTTTGAGGCCGATGGTGCGCTCGCTGAATCGTCCAGTCGCTGCCGATACGCTGCCACTCCAGCTCCAGTGCCGAGAACCCGTGGCCGATGCCGTCCAGGGCATCGAACATCAAGTCCTCGAAGTCGCTCATGTCCTGCAGCAGCTCTTTGACATAGGCCGTGGCGTCTTCTTCTTCCTTGCTGGGGTTGCGCGGCGGCACGATGTCCCAGGACAGCTTGATCACCGCACGCTTGCGCTTGGACAACTCGGAGAACACATGACCGTCGCGCTCCTCCATGTCGCGGAACAGCTCATGCTGGGCGATCAAATCGCCATGCTCGGCGGCTTCCAGGATGGAGTTCAACCTGGACGGGTTCAGGCCGCGTGCGGGATGGCCTGCAACCTCACGATGCAGTGAGGCCAGGCGAGAGGTTTGAGGCAGGTCGAGTGACCCGCTCTCGATGGGTTGTCCGAACTGATCAACCAGCTGGGCCATAGTTGCGCTCCTTCAACCAGCTCCGAACCTTGGCAGGCAGGCGCTTGGTTACAAACTCGATGGTCACCGCGCTGGCCGCGATGCCAATACCAAAAAAGAAACCTTGAACGATCCACTCCAGCACGATCATGGCTGTCACCAATTCCCTCGACGGTCGAACTCCGGCACGTCCAGGTCAGGCGCTGGCCGCATGAAGTTGGTGCTGGTGGTTCGGCCTGATGAAATGCCGCCCAGCGGCACCTCGATGTACTCAATCGCGCCACCACCCTGGTTGGTGGCAAACCATGCCAGGCACAGCGAGACGGCGGTATCGCCGTGGCGCTGCTGACCCTGGCCGGTCTTGGTCTTTCCCTCCGGGATGCGCGGGATGCCCTTGACCACGGTGATGGCCCGCAGATCGTCCAGCGTGTCGCGGTCTTTGGGCAGGCTCTCCAGCGTGCCGTCTTCAAACGCGGCCTTGAGCTTGGGCATGTTCTCCAGATACCAGTTCTGGGTGAGCATGACCTGGGCGATGCTGCTGGCACCGTAGCGCTGCATGGCCACCTCCGCCAGGTACTGGCCGTTGCCTCGGGCATCGAAGGCACCGTGATTGAAACGCGGCAGCCTGTCGATGATCCAGAACACGATCTGCTCTTGCTGCTTGAAGGGCACGTTGCGCATTTCCAGCAGGAAGGGGCACACGCGCTGCAGCGCCTGCAGCTCCAGCAGCGGGGTCAGCACCGACAAGTCGCCCGTGCGCCCGAAGTCCAGACCGATGCTGCTGCGGGCCGTCTTGGGCAGGCTGGCCAGCAGCGGCGCGACATGGGTGTCGAGCCACTCCTGGGCATGCGACTCGCGCACATGGTCTGCGAGCTGCTCGAAGCCCTGCGGGCAGGTGTAGCGCAGCACCGGGGCTTCTGCGGTCATGCGCGATTCGATCAGGGCGCGGGACAGGTAAGCGCCGGAGCTGTTCGACGGCACGCAGTCCAGCTCCTCGGCATCGTTGGGCCGGTAGATGGCGCGGATTTCCTCGGCCCAAGTGGCCTCGGCCTGCTCGCTCCAGGTGCGCTTGCTGGCGGCGAAGACGCGCTTGCACAAGCCCTGCCCGATGGCCTCATCAAAGGTGATGCGGTGCAGACTGTAGGGCTTCTTGCCCTCCCGCACGTCATTCACCAGCTCATTGAATGGGTTGTCCACGCCGAAGTGGGTGCTGATGATGGAGACGCTGCCGCCCCAGATCAGCAAGGCGAAGGCCGACTTCAGCAGCTCGGGCAGATCGGGGTGGAAGGCGGCTTCATCAATGACCACGCGACCCTGCTTGCCGCGCAAGTTGCGCGGGCTGCTGGAGAGCGCGGTGATACGGTTGCCCGAGGCGAAGTTGATGCGGTAGGCCAGGATGTCGCGGTCTTCGTCTTCGACCACGATCTGCTCCATCGCCTCGGCGGCGATCTGGTAGTGACCAGCCCACCAGGCGCAGTCGCGGATGAACTCCTGGGCCATGTCTTGCGAGTAGCCGAGATACCAGGTGTCCTGCCCGTCTTGCTTGGCCGCTTCCAGCGCCGAGTTCGCAGCCTCGCCCCATGACAGGCCGACACGGCGCGACTTCTCGCAGACCTTAACCTGGGCGCGGTCGGCGATCCATTTTTGCTGATAGGGGAGCAAGACGGCGGAGGACATATCAGCGGCGCTTCTTCAGTGGCAGGCGCTTGGCGATGTTGCGGCGCTTGATCGCCTGGCGACGTACGGTGGCGTTGTTGCCCTTGCGACGGCCCAGCACGCGGCTCGCGCTCGGTGCGATGGGCGTCCACAGGAAGCGTGGAAAAAAGCCGCCGAACATGGCGGCGATGGCTGGAATGAGGCGGTTCATCATTCGGCGATCCCCAGAATGCGGCGCTTGATCTGCTCGACGGCGTCGTCGGTCAGGCCCACGCTCTTGGCTGCGATACCGGCTTCCTTCGCGGCCTCTTCGAGCGCCTGCTTGCGAGCTTCCATCTGCCAGCGCTTTTGAGCCACGGACGCTTTGCCCAACTCGGCCACGGCGCGGGCCAGCTTGGCCAGATCAACGGTGTCGGGATCGACGTTGATCTCCATGAGGATGCCGAACATCTTCTCCTGGGTGAGGCGCACCAGGGCATCGTTCACCGCGCCATCGTCGTCGGGCGAAGCCTGCACCACGGCGCGGGCCTGCTCGGTGACCATGCGCAGGGTCTTGAGGCGCTCCTCGAACTCCTGGCCATAGCGGTGCAAGCCCGTCTTGCTGATCTCGCAGCCGCGCTTCTTCAGCTCGGCAGACAGCAGCTCGTACTGGCTGAAGTTGTTTTGCACCAAAGCCTGGTCAAGCCAGGCTTTCATGTCGGCAGGCAACTGTTCAACCTTGGATCGGCGAGGCATGGCGGGTCACCAGTACTTGTTGGGACGGGCGATGCCAGGCTCGCAGGGCACGGTGTACTCCACCACGTCCATGCCGTAGCGGTCGAGCTTGCAGAACCACTGCGGCTGCAGCTCGCGGCCCGTGATGGTGATCAGGTCGCGCTCGGCCAGGTAGTCCAGGTTGCGGCGCAGTTCGAGCTGGGTGAGGTCGGGCATCATCGGCGTGATCGCCGAGAACACCACCTGCTCGCTGGCACCGACGGGCTGCGCAGAGTTGAGGGCCAGCAGAATCAGCCAGCGCAGGTTCTCGCGTCGGGCTTTTTCGAGGTCTGGGGTCATACAGACTTCTCCATGAGACGTTCAATTCGGGTGCCAATAGCGTCGAGCTTGGCGTTCAAAACGGTTTCAAAGCGGATCGCGTCCTCGCGGCGCTGGTATTCCAAGGGCAGCTTGGCCAGCGTTTCATTGAGCGCGGATTCGATGCGGCTCACGCGGTCGTTCTGGTGGTCGATGCGCGAATCGATCTGCTTGATCAGCACCATGCCGAAGGTGGCCAGCGTGCTGATAAAGCCCAGCAGCAGCCCTACGAGGTGCCAAAGATCAACTTGGATGGTCATGCCAGCCCTCTCTTTTTTTGTTGTTCCAGCCGTGACTGGCAGTTGATACAAAGCCGCACACCAGGCACGGCCAGTTGTCGTTCCACAGGGATCGCGGCCCCGCATTCCTCGCACTCGCTTGAGGATTCGCGTGTGAGCTGCGCCTCCCGAGCGCGGCGCATGGCTGCCAGGGCGTCTTCTCGCTGGTTGGCCTCCAGGGCCTCGGCGCGGTCGGCGATGTCAGCCATGCTGGTAGTTCCCCCGGCCAAATAGACGCACCGCCCAATACATGAGGATGCGCCGCCACTTGGGGACACTCAGCACTTCCATTGCTTCCAGAAAGACCTGGTCGGCGTAGGCTTTGCAGCCGATACCCTGCTCGTAGAGGTAGTCATGCACGATGGCCGCTTTGGCATAGCGGCCATGCGGCGGGAAGATGGCCCAGAGCAGGCGCGGAACACTGGCCAGATCGGTAACTGTTCCTGCGGGGATGCGGATGACCGTGTCGCTGGGGAAAGCGCCCACATGAAATTCGAACGGCGTGATCAGTTCCCACTGGTAGTTGTCCAGCATGCGCAGTTCGGCAGGCGTGGTGAAGGCGCTCATCGGGTCACCTCCTGCTGGGCGCGAGCCCACTCCTGCAGGGACTTCAGTTGCTCTGCGTTGGCGTGGCAGGTGGCGTAGTTGTCGGCGACGGTGGCGGCAACGTCTTGAGCGGCAACGGTGGCTGCATCAGCACGCTTGGCGGGGTCGGGAAGCTCACCTTGGGCGGCGGCATCGTGGAACACGCGGAAGCCACCAGGCAAAGCGCAAGCAGCGGGATCAGACGGATTGGGGACATAGATCGGTACCTCTTTGACGATGTCGTTGCCTCTGCTGCGGACAACCTGGATGCGGTCGACATACTTCGTGACCACCTGCGTGGTGGCCTCGGCCTGCGCGACCTCGGTGTGGGCGGCCTGGAGCGTGATGGCGTTCTTCTCGGCGTCCCACTTGGCCTGCACGCGCTGTTCGCCGAATTGGCAGCCGCCAATGGCGAGCGAGGCCGCGATTGCGGCCAGGCCAATCAGTCGCCAGGGCAAGGCCCCCAGGGCGCTCAGTGCGGTAGCGATCATTGGGCACCTCCGGTGCTGTCGTCAGGGCGCTTGCCGTACTTCAGGGAGAGGAACTTGCTGGCGGTTGTGGCACCTGCCACGCAGCCCAGATAAGCCCACCAGACTTCGACGTTGGCATTGCCCGCCCAAGCCATCTTGAGGAACGCTGCGGTCGCTGCCGCATAGCCCACATTGGCCCAGAGCTTGGTGTGCGACAGGGACGCACCGCTCGCGTCAGTGATCAGGTCACGCAGCTTCATGCGACGGCACCTCCCGGTTGTTGCCCTTGTGCGAGCTGCGCCAGGGAGAGGCCGCCCGTGTATTGGAAATGGGCGAATTCACGGAAGCTGACCCAGCGGCCAGCCCACTCCAGCCCGACCGATTCACCGATCTTGCCGATGCGCTCCCACAGGTCGGCGTCCGGGCCAGTGGTGCCCCAGACGGGCTTGCCAGCGCGAAGCGGCACCACGTCAAAGGCCACGCGCCAGTTATGAAAGCTCTGGCCTGCCTTGGCGTTGGTCACGCGCTTGCCGGGTGCCGTGCGCCCTTGTGCGTACAAAGCCGCCTGGCTGTCCAGGTCGCGGTACGTGGAGGTGATGAGGATGTCGATGCCCTGTTTGCTGCAAGCGTCGAGGAACGCTTGTGCCCGAGCGCGGACGGGCGGCAGGAGATCGGAGAGGGAGCGTGAATTGACCATGCCGCCATGTTGGCGAGCCGGTCAGTTTTCAGCGATTAAAGCGCTTTAGAACTTCGGTGGACTTAAAGCAGGCTGGCCTGCTTGGAGGCGCGGTCGGCAGCCAGGCCGCGCTTGACGATGTTGCGCACCTGCATCTCGGACAGGCTGTATTCGTGGGCCAGCTTGTGATAGTTGCGCCCGTCGAATTTGTCGTAAATCTCGCGGTCGCGCTGCGACAGCTCGAAGCGCAGGCCACGCGGGATGTACTGCTGCACGCCACCGATCTCGGTGCGGATCGACTCGGCGATGTCGAAGGCCGCGACCTGGGCTTGCGCATGCGGCAGGCCATGCTCGACCAGCTTGCGACCGATGATCTGGCCCATCTGTTCGAGCAGCTCGGGGTATTCGGGTGGAAAGTCCAGGATAAAGGGCTCGTTCATGATGTGCCTCCGCTTTCTGTTGTTTTCTTGAGGGCTTCCCAGGCGTCGAGCATGGGGTCAAAGGTTTGCCGCGTTTGAGCCTGGCCCACCAGGCCGCGCAGCTGGTTCAACTCTTCTGCCGAGAGCTGGATGCTTCCAGCGTTGATCGCGCTGGCCAGGCGCTGGGCCATGTCTTTGACCTGGTCGGGCAGATAGCGCATCGCCCACTTCTTCAGGGTCTCGATCAGGGTCTCGGCCTGCTCGCCGCTGATCCACTGCAAGGCGTCCACCTTCGTGATGCGCTTGACGTAGGCAGCCAGCGATTCTTCGGACGGATTGCGCACCGCTCCGAGCTGGTGCAGCAGCAGCCACAGGGCGCGGATTTTGCGGCTCTCAGCGTCCTGTGCGAGCTGGCGTGAGGATTGGGCCTTGCCTTGTCCGCGAGAGCGCTGCTGGCCCGGTTTGGCGGTCTTGGAGCGGGGTTTGAAGCCCAGCTTCTTCAGGTGGTCGAGGTAACGCTTGCGGCCTGTCCAATCCAGGTCGGCGGCGCTCTTGACCTGGCACACCGACCAGAGCAGCGAGCGGTGGTCGTCGTCGGTCATGCCCAGCTCCTGCACGGCGATGTGAATCTGGGCCAGCTCACGGCGGCGGATGTCCTGCGCGGATGCGGGTTTCATGATGTCTTTCTCCAAGTCAAAAGCTCTTTCAGCAGCACCGGGTCGGCACTCTTGAAAAAGCCCCGGTCAGGCCCAACACCCGACCGGGGAAACGGCTGGCAACTGCCGAAAAATCAAACATCGGTTGGCCCGATCTGGATGCGGTGATCACGTTCATTGCCTTGCCACTCACACCCTGCGGCATCGCTGAAGTGGCGGGCATCGTCAAAGCAGTGCGGGCATATCCAGCACTGCGCCTGCCCGAAGTCGTGGCCACGCTCGCGGATCAGCTGCTGCTGGGCATCAAAGCTGGCGAGACTCATGCAGAACTCCCGAGCGCAAGCTGCTGCCCTGCGCCACCCACGCCACGATTCAGTTGTGCATCGCGGCCAGATCGGCTGCCCGCAGCAAAGTCGTCGTATTCGTGATCGCGCAGCTTTCGGCCATCGTTGCGGTCACGGGTCTTCAGGGTGCCGAGGCTTGGGTAGTTCTGGGTCAGGTAAGCGTTGATGGCCGTGGTCTGCTGCTCGGTACCGGCAAAGGCACTGATCGCACCGACCACAGAGCGCACCCAGCCCTCGCTGAACAGATCGGCACGGCGCGTTTTGGTCGCGGTCTTGCAGCGCTTCAGCTTGGTCTTGATGTGTTCGTCGCGGGCACGCTTGGCCTGACGATGCAGCACGCTGAAGGCGTAGTTGGCAACTTCCGGTGCCGCCCCGCAGCCGATGAAGCACCATTCACCGGCATGCCACCCATGAGAGAAGATCACATGGCAGGCAAAAGCATCGCCGACCTTCACCGCGAGCATGCTTTCCCAATTGGAGGGGCTGGACTTCGCTCCTGCTTTGGCTCTCCGCTCTTCAGCCTGCGCGGCTTGCACATCCAGATCGGTGATGCCGTGCGCCTCCATGAGCTTTCGCGCCTGGCGCAATGCGGCCTCGGCTTCATGCTCGTTACTGCTGGCGGACAAGGCCAAGCACTTCTTGATCTTGTCCAGAATCTTGGCGCGGTCGTTCATGGGCACCTCACACCGCTGCCACGTCGAGGCTGATCGGGCGGTATTGGTCGGTGTTGCCGATCCGCTCGTAGAACCGCACGTACTCTTTGCTGCCCACCACCTGGAGGCTCTCGCCGATGGCCTTCATAGCGGTCTGCCACTTCTCATCGCGGATGTCGAGGCGGCGCAGGGCCAGCACGCGGCCCGTGTTGATCTTGCCTTCCTTGTCGGTCTGGAAGGCCGCTTGCACCAGCACCTTGATCTCATCGCGGCTGCCCTGCGACCAGTCGGTGATGCACTCATCGATCAGGTGCTTGGCAGCCTGCAGGCGCTCATCGAACACCATGTGCTCGGCGATGGCCACCTGCACCTTGAACGCGCCGTCAAAGCTGAACAGCGTCAGGTTGCCCTTCTTGCCGCCGAGCTTGACACCGTACTGCTCGCCGGAGAGATCGACGAAGGCATTGATGTCGGAGAAGACTCGAGTCTTGAACTCGCGCAGGGTGTCGCTGACAGCACGCGCCTGGCGGGCCAGTTCCTTGACCAGCTCATCACGGGTGCGGTCGATGGGCTTGATCATGCTCTCGGGCACCAGGCAGCCTTTGGCGTCGGCGCGGTAGCCCTCGGGCACTTTGGTGGGGACTTCGGTTTTTGTCGTCATGGTGGTTCTCCAGGTAAAAAATCAAGTGTTGAGACGGAGCTGCCCAAGCAGTGCGGGCAGCGGTACCTTCCGCAGCCGGGCCTCAATGGCCAGGCTGTGCATGGCTCGGGAGCGCAGGAAGGCGCAGCACTCCTCAAGTTCGTCGGCGGTCTGCGCGATGTAGTAGCCCGTCTCCGGCGTGCCCACCACGGGGACGCCTTCTTCACGCAGCTTCGAGATCGCGGTGCGCAAGGTGCGCTCGTGGATGCCGGTTTTCGTGGCCAGCAGCTCGGCCTTGATGCCTCGGGCGCGGCCCTTGTGATCGCTGGACAGGTGGAACAACACGATGCTGTTCAGGGTGTCGCGCTTTGTGGCGGGAAAGACGAACTGCTGCTGGTTCATGTCTGGCCTCCGTTATGGCGGTTCTTCATGGCTGCGTGGTGTTGGCGCAGTTCCTCTTCGGCCTGGCGCAACTCCTCCGGGGTGCTGCGATCTGATTGCCGCCGAGGGCTGGCGGGCTTGGGGACGCGCATGCTTTTCACCAGGTCGGCCAGCTTTGCCTTGATCTCAGGCGAGATCGGGCCGGGGCGCGGTGCTGCCAGCTTGAGCGGCTCGGGCGGGTGCGGCATGGCCTGGAACACCTGCACCGGGGCAGGCCAGAAATCGACGGTGCCCGCGATGGTGAGAAAGGCGCTGTGGATGCGGGGCGCATCGCGCTCTTCCTGCCACTGGACGTTGCGCGACATGAACACGGCCAGCCACACCTCCACCACCGCTTCGATGGTGTCTGCCGGTGGCGCGTTGCGCAGGCGAAGGGTGAGCAGCGTCTGCAGCCCTTCGATCACGCGCACTTCCAGCCAGTGGGGTGCTTGAGTCCATGTCGCGCTCAATTCAGCCTCCCCGCTTGCGTTGCTCCAGGCGGGCAATGGCCTGGGCGGTGTTGGAGAGGGGCTTGGCGATGGAGGCGGCATCACCGCCTTGCAGCACCACGGCGGTTTGAGCGCTGGCTCTTGCGGACTCGGCGATCACTACCTCGAACAGGTAGCCGTGCGACTTGAGCGGGGTGCGCAGGGCACCGGCATCGCGGGCAGCGATGGTCTTCTCGATGGCCGATGCCCAGGCATGCAAGGGTGCCTCATGCACCCGTCCATCGCGCTCCAGGCGCTGCTGCTTTATCAGCGGCAGCAACTCACCCAGCAGCGCGGCAACACGCGGCCAGGTGAGCTTGTTCTTCGCTGGGCGGAACAGTGCCAGGTAGCGGATCACCAGGGCACCGATGGCGCTCATGTCCAGGGCGGTTTGCAGCGCCTGGGCGGCGGCACCATCGTCCACGATCACGTCCAGGCTCATCTGAGCGCCGCAGGAAGGGCAGCGGACTTGCATCAGTGCAGCCCTCCTGGCGTGGGCGGTACGACCTTGACGTGACGGGCCGCGATCTTGTCGAGCAGCTCTTTGACGGCTTCGGTCTTCCCGGCCATGTGGGCGATCAGGATGTTGGCCAGCACCTCGCTGATGTCCTGCGTGACGCAGGACAGGGAGTGCAACTGATCGGTCAGCTTGAGCAGGTTCTCATTGGCCCGGTGCAGCTCTTCACGAAGCTCCGGCACCGTGTGGAACGCTTCAGGATTGGCCATCGTCGGGCACATGGTGATGGTCGGATTTCTCATGCTTCCTCCCAGCTCACGGTGACACCCTTGAACTCGGTGTAGCCACGCTTCTTGCCGCCTTCGTTGCGCCACTGACGGCCACGCGAGTTGTCCAGCAGCGGGACGATGGATTGCGCGGTGCCGCGATCAATCTGCACCTCCGGGCGGCTGCCGCGTGCCGGGTTGAGTTCTTGCCGGGTTACGCGGTAGCCCATCGCACGCAAGGCGCGAGCGGCGGTATTCATCACGGCCAGGCGACCGATGAAGCTGTCGTTGAGTACGCGGATCATGGAGTCCTCCAGAGTCGGCTCGGGGTTGCATGTGACGATGCGCAGGGCGGCAGCCATGTCACACCTCCCGGATCAGGTCGGCGCTGATCTGCGGTGCGCCGATGCTCACGGCCATGTTCATGGCGGCGCTGATCACGTTGCTCACCGCCAGAGGGAACAGCAGGCTCACCGCCTCACCCTGGCCGAAGGCGCGGTTGGGCTTGGTGGCGAAGGTCAGCTTGGCCCGCAGCGCGTCGATGGCACCAGCCTCGAAGACTTGGTCGAACTTCGCACCGACACGCTCCAGCTTGAACTTGAGGTAGTCGGCCAGGTGGTTGTCGAGCGGGGCCAGTTCGGCGATCTCGCAGCGCTGCACCACTTCACGCACCTCGGCGTTTTTCTCCGAGAGCTTCAGGCGCAGTTCGGGCTGACCGATCAGGACGATGGCCAGCAGCTTCTTGAAGCCGTCCTCCAGCTCGAAGAAGCGCTTGAGGTGCTTGAGGGTTGCCGTTGGCAGGCAGTGCGCCTCTTCGATCACCAGGACGTGCCGGTTGCCGCTGCGGTGACTGTCCTTCAGCAGTTGATGGAGCTGGCGGAAGCGTGCCTCGGGGCTGCGCTTCGGGCGCTCCAAGGGGTTGACCGCGCTGATAATGGCTTCGGCGATGTGGGCGCTCTTGAGCGTCTTGCCCTTGATGTCCGACTCCTCCATCGCCAGGACGTAGGGTTCGATCACCACCATGCTGGCTTGCTCGCGCTGAATGCGGTCGAGCAGATCGCGGCGCAGCGTGGTTTTGCCTGCGCCCGATTCACCCACGACTGCCAGCATGCCGCCGTGCTTCGCGGTGGCCCACATGGCCTCGCGGACATAGCGGATGTCGGGGGTGAGGAAAACGTCCTCGGCGCTGCTCACGTCCTCGGTGAATGGATCACGGAACAGGCCGAAGTGCTTGCGGGCTGATGGCGTGAGGGTCTGCTTTCGTAGTAGCATGGTGGCTCCTTCTTGGTGAATGCCCTTGCCGGGGCGAATGGAACGCTCAGAGTTGCCGCTCTGGGCGTTTTGCTTTTTGGGGGCAGCGTTGAGCGCCCGGTCGATATGTGCGGAAGTGGCACCGGCCTCTAGAAGCAGGGCCGTCAGGCTGCGGCGCAGCTCGGCTTCCTGCTTCTTGGGCCACTGGCCGTGATTGACCAAGTCGGCAAAGGTGCCGGGGCTGATGCCGAGGTCTTTGGCGACATGGGCCTGCTTAAGGGCAAGCCGGTTTAGGAGGCGCTTGAGGCTCACTTGATCCTCCTGATGCCCGCAGGGCCGTGGGTGCCATCTGCCTGGTCGACGTTGCTGGTCTTGCCGGAGAACTGCTGCGCCAAGGCACCGATCTGTTCGGCGGGTACGCCGTCAGCGAAACGCGAGCGCAGCCAGGCGTATTCGGCCTGTTCAAGGTTGCGGCCAAGCAGGTGGCGCAACTGGATGGCGGCTTGCGTGTGGGTGAGCGGCGCGATTTCGCGGGCAACCTCGGGCACGTCCAGGGTGGTGCCGCGCTTGCCCATCCAGTCCGGCACCTGCGTCTGCTTCACATCGGCGAAGCTGTCGATCTGGCCTGCGTAGGCCGGTGCCTTGGCCTTGCGCTTGGCATCGGCCTCCAGCAGCGTTTCGGCACCGTAGGCATCCTTGAGCAATTGCTTGGTGCGTGTATCAGTGACGCTGTCTCGCGGTGCGGCGAAGCTCTCACCGATCACCGGGGCGTCTGCGGCAAAACCGCCTTCGCGCTTGGCCTGCGGTTCGATGGTGTAGGTCACCTCCTGTCCGTCAGCGCCGCGCACGGTCACGTCGATGGCCGGGGCGCGGTACGGATTGACCACCACCAGCACCTTCTCTTTTGGCTCGATACCAGCGCAGTCGCGCAGGCTGTAGGCCGTGCTGCCGAAGCCCTTGATGCTGTGGGTGATGGTGAGGTCGCCGCGTACCGTGGCTTCCACCGGATGAGTGCTCACCAGTTCGCGGCAAAGGTCAATGCTCGGCGGCAGGCGCAGCTGGTCTTCCTTGATCCGTTGCCAGCAGGCGTAGCGAGTCATGCCGTGGCGCGTGTGCTTGCGCATGGCGTTGAAGGCAATGCGCCACTGCTGGGCCAGTTGGTTCAGGTGATCCAGGCCGGTGACGCGCAGGAAGGCGAGCCGTGCCTCGAAGTGCCGCTCAATCAGGTTCTGGGCGTTTTCGACTTGGCCCGTGGCGCGGGCGTTGCCCGGCAGGTGGGCGATGAAGTTGCACTTGAGGCGCTTGAGCAGGTTCTGGAAAAGCTGCCCTTTGTTGGCGGATGCGGCGTCAGCGTTGACGATGAACGGCACCCCATGCAGTGGCTCCTGCGCGGTCTTGGGCTGGATGGCAGCCAGGAAGGCTTCGGTCAGGTTTTCACTGTTCTCTGACCCGGTGAAATAGGACACCCAAATGGAGCCACTGAAGTGGTCGGTGATCACGTAGCGGATCACGCGCTTGTCGGCCACGCGGGCAAAGTTGGCGGGCTTGTTCTTCTCGAACTCCTTTTCATCCATCACCGACAGGCCACCCGTGTCCAGGTAGTAGAGGACGCAGATAGAGGCGTCGATCTGCCACACATGGTTCGGGTGCAGGCTGGCCAGTTGCGTGTGGGCGCTGGCCTTGGTGAGCTGGTCTGGGTGCCAGCCCTTCTCGCGCATGACGCGGGCGATGTGGGCCGCGCTCAGGCTGCATTCCAGCTTGCCATTGGCACGCAGCATGTCCACCGCGTCCTCGAAGGTCAGCAGGCGCTTGCCGTTGGCGCGGGTGCTTTCGGTCATGACACCACAGATGAGGCGTGCTTCGTCCTCGCTCAGGGTGGAGCGACCGGCATCGCTGCGGCGCTTTCGCTCACCGTTGAGCCCGAGTTCAGCCAAGCGGCGATGCAGCTCGGCGGCGCTGATCTGAAGGTGATGACAGGCCAGCGCAATCACCTCGCGTTTTTGCCCGTGCGGGGCTGCATCGCGGCGCTCGGCCACGCCGCGCAGGTAATCGATCTCGGAAAGATTCATGTCGATCTCGATCAGGCGCTGGTGGCCTCGGCACCCGCGAGCATCGGGCGCATCCACTCGGGCACCACCACCTCTTTGAAGTCAACCTGAATGCCGTGCTGCAGGCTGATGTCGGCCAGGCTTTGGTAGGCCCAGCGGATGGTTTCGTTGGCCCCCTCGATGGCGGTCGAGTCTTCGGTGGTGTAGATGTCGGAAACGACCTGGGCGACCTTGGCGATCTCGGCGTGGAGATTCAGGCAGGCGTCCGAGAGGGCCTTGAGCATGTTCATGTTGCGCTCCGCAACTTCGGCACGCTCCTGGTCAGGGGTGTACTTGGTGCGCTTCTCAACCTCACCCGCGAGCTGGTTGATCTTCTTGTCCTTCTGGGACAGGAGCTTTTCCTGGGCCTCGGCTTCATCTGACTGCGCCTTGCGTTCAGCCCGCAGTGCGGCCCGCAGCTCGCGCACGCTCATGCGATCAACCTCATCAAGCGTGAGGCCCGCGACGGTGCCGCCATCGGCCAGAGCAGCCAACTCTTCATCGTCCTCAACCATCAACTCGATCAGTTTGGCTTTGCCGAGTTGGGCGAAGGTCTGCGTCTTCGCAGCCAAGGCCGGGGAGTTGTATTTGATCGCGGCCTTCATCATCACCTGCGCAGTCCGCGCCGAGAGCTGAAGTCGCGTCTGGATGATGTCCAGGAACTCGCCGTGAGGTTCGTGTTCTTTGAGGAGGATCAGGCGCTTACCGGCCTCCAGCATGGCCTGTGCGGCCTCGCCCATGAAGAAGCGGGTTTCATTGACGATGCGTTCGCGCTCGTAGGGAACACCATCGCCGAAGGATTCGTCGATCACAGCCAGGTCGGAGCTTCTGGCGTTGACCATCGCCACGTCTCGGTTCAGCTGATCTGAAGCCTCGGCGGGAATGACCTCGGGAATCGCGGTGGGTTTTCTGGGCATTTGAGAGTCCTTTTCCTTGGTGAATGAAATACGCAGACGTTTGCGCTTTTGCTTGATCAGCTCGGCAGGCGCGTGTAGCGCTGCTGAAGCTCTTCAACCTTCCGGGCCTGTTGGTTGATCCCGTTCAGGATCGCCAGCGCCCGCTGCCCCAGCCGAGGGCTGACGCGCCACTGGCCCGTCTCGGTGATCTCCTCGGCGAACCCCGCTTCACGCAGGTTGGCCAGGTCGCGGGTGCTGTTGCTCGCGCTGGTGCCGACCAGCTTGGCCACTTGGCCGGGAGCAAGGCCGTTCGCTTCGTGTCCAAACAGCACGTCCAGTGTTTTCAGGACGCGCTGCTGGGCTTCCGAGAGGTATTTGGTTTGCGGGTTGCTCATTGGCTGTTCCTTTTCTTGTTTGCAAAAGAGTTGCAGCGTGCGAAAATTCAGGCTGCTGATTTGGACTTCAGACCGAGCTTCACAGCGATGTCGTGCCCCTTGCCCCAACGGGCTTTGTTCTGCCCGTTGAGGACTAGGTAAACGTCGCGTCGATCAAAGCCGTGCTGCTTGGCCCAATCACTGAAAGTGCGGCCCTCTTGGGCGAACTTCCGCTTGAGTTGTTCTGGGGTCATTGGCGTTATCCGTGTGCTGAACATATGCTGAACTTGTGCTGAATCATAAATCAGAAAATCTGATGTTGCAAGAGGTCGAGATGGAAAGAAAAAACACGTCCTTTGATGCCGTCATGGACAGGCTGAAGCTGGCCTTGGGCATTGGGCAGGACAAAGAGCTGGCGCTCAGGCTTGGCCTGAAGCCCACCACCTTTGCGGAGCGCAAGCGAGGCGGAAAGAGCGGAGCGCCCAGCATTCCCACCGACAAGGTGCTTGAACTGGCGAAATCAGAAAACCTGAATCCGAATTGGGTGTTTGAAGGCGACGGGCCGATGCGAATCAGCGAGGGCGAGGTCGAGTTCGAACGCAGGCTTGCGGTGATCCGTGGGGCCACCGACTTGGCGTTGCGGGTGCCGGGTTTGAGCGAAGAGGAGCGGCGCTTGGTTCAGGAAATCATCATCGGCGTGGATGCCTGCTCCGAAGTGCAGGTGAAGGCCGCGCTCGGGCGTGCTTCTGGCGTTCCTGGTATTGCCGACTTCGTCATGGTGCCGAAGTACGACGTGCATGCCTCGGCAGGCAACGGGTCGGTCATTCACGATGAAGCCATCGTGGATCACCTCGCCTTCAAGCGGGACTGGATACGCCAGTCGCTCGGCCTTGATCCGGGTTGCCTGGCATTGATCGACGTGCGTGGGGATTCAATGACCCCCACGATTGACTGCGGCGATCTGCTCTTGCTTGACACCAGAGCGGAGCAGCCACGCAGCGAGGGCGTCTATGTGATCAACCTGAATGGCACGCTGCTGGTCAAGCGCGTGCGGATCAAGTTATCGGGGGTGGTCGAGATCATCTCGGACAACCCGAAGTACGGCAGCGAGGCGATCTCCGGTGAGGAGCTGGATCGTCTGGTCATTGTTGGCCGAGTGGTATGGCACGGGCGCAAGTTTTAAGGGGAGGCGTGATGGCGTTGGTTGATGTCGTAAAACGGCTGGTGAACAGGCTGGCCATGTCTGCAGGCCAAGATAAGGCACGGAGCGACGATGTCGCCAAAGAGGCCAGCTTTCTGAAAAAGCTATCCGATCAGTCGGCGGCTGAGACAAGGCCGTTGGTGCTTCATCGGCGAAGTGAGGTGGTAAAGGAGCATGGACGACGGCCACCGCCTCGGCTCAATGCCGTGCCGTATGTACTGTCGAGCGAGGACATTCATGTGCGGCGCAAGCGGGACATCATTGAGGAATCGCTGGAGATCGCCATGAAGACCAAGCGCCGCGATACCGCCGAGAGTCGTCTGCAGCTGGTTGAGGAGTTGCTCGATGAGTTGGTCGATGTGGGGCATGAAAGCGCAGATGACAGAATCAATCGGCACACGCTAGGAAGGTTGCGTGAAGGGCTGGATCGTCGCTTTTCGGCCAAGTCGAGAAAATAGCCCGCCACGGGCGCTGAGCGTCTTTTCTTGCCCCGATGTACCGCCTGATGCGCACGGCTCGCTTGCGAATGTTCGCAGGCGGCTCTGTGCCCGATCAAAACGCGCCCGCTCTTCCATCATGGCGGTGCCGCCCTCGCGTCGCGCCGGATTCGGCAATCAAAAACTAAAAGCCTTTACTGTCAGCAAGACGGGCCGCCCGGCACAGTGGCGGCATGAACAAGGCATCCGCACCGGGCACTGCGCCCATCCACCCGCACGCTGCAGCTTTGGCGTTTGAGATTGAACTCGACGGCCAGGCTGGCGTCGGCGTGTCCGCACCAACCCGGCTGCGCGTGATCCCTGATGGCGAGTTTGACGCGGTCGATGGTCGGCCTGGCAACATCAAGGGCGTCAAGGCCAAGAAGTGGGTCATGCACGCCAAGGCCGCGCAAGGGGTGATCAGCCGCTTCCTGGCGCGTCGCCTGAAGCTGGTGATCGA